TAGAAAAGGTAAGCAGTTTGTACCAAACACAGAGACTGCAAAGAAAGCAAGTAAAGCCGCACGTGCAGCCAAGAGATATAAGGGAAAATAGTGATAAAATAAAATGATCTAGATGACCCAGTAAATGGCGACAGTAGATTCCAAGGCAAGATTAAAAGACATTGTTAATGCTTATCTAGATAAAGATGGTGGCGCAGGAATCGACACCGGAATCGTTGCTGGACATCTAGCACAGATGCGATTATTTGGCATTCGCCAAGGGGTAGAATTCTTCCCCGGTCAAGATAATTTTGGCAACCAACGTAAAGACTTTTTAGATCGTGTTGCTAAATACAATCAATTAGACACACGTTTAGATTCTATTTGGGATTATTTTCTTTGTGACGGTCAAGGTTTATTTTACATTCGACCTACTAACAACAACTACAGACTTTACTTTTTTAGGAAGCACGAGTACAGAACTTATTACAATGTTGATGGCGAATTAGATGAAGTTGTAATCATCTATAGCTATAAAGTGCGCCAAGGTAGGGGCACTATGCAGCCAGTGACTATTGACGACTCTCCCATGACAGGCCATACAGGTCATCTGGGTATGGGTAATGCAACAGGCACTAAAAAATATATTAAGCTTTCAATTAAAAAACGTTTAATTACTGAAACACATTCAGATGGACATATCTCTTTTGATATGCCAGATCAAGCAGCACCTGGTAAAACTAAAAAGCTTAAAAACACATTAGGTTTTATTCCTTGCGTAGAGATTTTTAACAATCCCAAAGGGTTTGCGACAGAAGGTGTAGGTGACTTTGATTCCTTAGCTGATCAAATTTGTCTTCACGACGACATGGTTAAAAACATGCGAAAGAACATTCAGTTCTTTGGCAATCCTACCTTGTTATCTTCGCGACCAAAAACTGATCTAATGGAATCAGGGGACATGACGGTCCAAAGACCATCAATTGCTGCTAATTCTGGTTTCATGAGTGCAAACGCTTTAAGCAAATCAATGTTTAAAGCAGATCCAATTTCGCGTGGCATGGGTGGAGACATTCGTGTTCCTCGTGTCATCGCTAATTTAGAGCCAAACGACCGTGTTGGTTATATCGTACCCGACGCTGTTACAGGTGATCAGGTATCTTTTAGCCGTACTTTACGTGAGGAAATCCGTACCGCCTTGGGTGGTCAGGATGAAATCAGTATTTCGGCAAGTGTAACTGCGACTGAACTTAAATCTATTTACGGTCGAGTTGCTGCAACTGCAAAGAAAAAATGTCGCGCTATTTATACGCATGGCATTTCACGTTGCATGGAATTAATTATTTATCAGGAAGAGAGGCTTTTCAGAGATAGCTTAGCCGCAGCTGTTGGTTTAGAAAAACCGATTGACTTGTCTGAGGAAGCTACGGCACAAGAAGAGGAGCTATATGCAGATGCAATGGCTGCTTATGATCAGCAAATTAAGCGGATCATGATGGCCGCACTTAAGACTGAAATGCTTCCACCATCTGTCATTGGTTTAATTCCAGATGGGGATTTAACTGTGCAATGGCGCTGGCTTGGACCGGTCTACGAAGACACCTCTCAGGATCTAATTAACAATTCAATTGTTGTTAGAAACTTGCAAGAATTGGGTGTTGATAGTATAGAAGCACTGAAGTTTCTTTTCCCACAAAAAACGGATGAGGAACGAGCCGCGATGTTATCGGGGTTCCCATTCAGGATGGTAAATGAATTGCAAGGAGCTTTCCAAGCATTCAGTCGCCTGGTGTCGGGAATGATGCAGACCCCTCACCCGCAGTCACCAGATTTACCTATGGCTGCAGATCCACGTTTGGATTTAACACCTTATCTGTATCGAACTTTAGAAGCATTACAACAGGAGATGAGTTATGCAGGACGCTACCGTCCAATCGATCCAACCGACGAGCCCAACACCAGTGGCCGTCGCCCCCAGCAGCTACGTGGCGGCAGCACCGGTTCCGGTGGCGCAGCCTCAGGCTCAAATTCCGGTGGGTATGAATTACCCCCAACAGGCTCCGGCGGGTCCTATCAATTACCCATCAAGCCCGTCTCAATACGTCCCCCAATCCCAACCGGCGGCGGTTCCTCCGTCCAACCCATGGGAGGCGGCGTTCAACAAGGTGGTAGGAGCACTGAGTCAGCCAGCCCCATCCCCGTTCCAGGCAGCACCGTCAGCTCCGGCCCAGACATACCCACAAGCTATCCCGGGAAACTGGGCACAGGCGGAAGCGATCAGCCCGGGTATCTCACAATCGGATCGCCTGACTTGGTCGCCCAACCAGGTATCCTCGCCCAGCTATTCCCCAACCTCCTCGACTCTATACGGTCGGGCGGCGGAGGAAGCCCACGCGGAAGTGGACGGAGCGATAGCGGATTATTACAATCTGAGTCCGGAAAGCAGGGCGGTTCTGAACGCGTTCGGTCCAGAGGCCCCAGGGATTCTAAACAATTACGCGGTAAATCTAGAAAAGCTTCTCGATGACGCAGTAATTTGGGCTCAAGATGAGCGTCAGTGTCTGGCTGACTATGCCGACTATGCTATTTGGGCACATGATACGCTTTGCGATTATGCAGCTTTTGCAGTCAACGAGCACGTCGAAAACAAGGCATACAACGAGATTTTAACTAATCCCGATGTTTTGTCAGATTACACCTTGCAGTTCTTCGGACCCCAGGGACCTTACCCTGTCTATGAGTCCGAGCAACAGCTAGAAACTCGCGGTTATCCGACTGCCGTCCAACCTACTCGTGGCGCAGCTATGCCTGCTCCTCCCGTGCAGTCCAGTCCACAGAATACCCGTGAGTTCTGGAATGTTTTTGACCAGCAGATGATTAATGATCCGCAGAACGCTTGGCGTATCCTGAACCAAGCAAATCCAGGAACAATGGCTAACAAGCTGTTTGTAATGGAATGATAAATACAGAGGGGGTACTTATTACCCCCTCCGTATTTAAAATTACTTGATGCTAGTATTTTGTTAGATAAGCCGTTTGGCTTTATCTTTCACCCGATAAACCTGACACTGGAGGATAAACCAAAGTGTTCATTGATAGCTAGTTCAGATCCTGGTAGGTATTACCTTTCAGCATTTGGTAAATAGCACCGTGATTACAATTAAATTTTTCAGCAATCTTTCTGTATGAAAGACCTGCTTCTTTTAAAGATTTAATTTGTTTCACATCTTCTTTAGAAAATTTCCTGAGTGATGTTTTCGCCTTTCCTTTACTTGCAAAACCATTGTTAATTTGATTGTTTTCAGTCCAGCTTCTTATAAGGTTTTCTTGTTTAGTAGCAATCTCTAAATTATTTAGATTGTTATTTCTTTTGTTGTTATCTATATGATTAACTTGCAAAGAAAAGTTGTGTGTTCCATGTGAACGCAAATCTAAATCCAAGAAAGCAACAGCCATTAAGACGTGTAAATTAAATCTTTTTCTTTTACCGTCAACAAGGATTGAGACACGATCATACTTACTAGTGTGTTGTATAGGAAGTTCTTCAAAATACTCCTGGTCATTATCGTCCAAGTGTTTTTCAAAAGCTCTTCCGGATTCAGTTAAGTAGAGATTACCAAATCCTGAGACTAATTTTGGATTCATGATGTTTATGAACAAGTTTCCAAATTTTACCTCACCTGAACTTCTCAAGCGTTGTCACCTTAGCGAGCAATCGTTAAGTGAAAACTGGATGAATTCAGGGAAGCCCTAACGTAAAGACGAGGGTAATCCTGAGCGAAGCCAATCAAGCCCGTGATTGGAACGTGCAGAGGCCACTGGGTGTTACACGATCTTGTAACGTAATACCAGATACAGCGTCCGGCATCCCTCTGGGATGAAGAGATGGTCCACCCCTTCAAGAAATTGGAGACCAGGAGAACGATTTTCCAAAACTGCTAGGTGCGGAGCTTTATCGCCCTCACCCCGCTTACATTTGCGAGATGGCTGCTGAGCCTGTGGTCGTCCATGACTTCACTCGCCAGCCCGGCCAGACGGTGCAACTTGATCGCTACAAGTTCTGGGGAACCCCTGGAACCAAGGAGAGCCGTGAGCGCGTCTCCGATCAGACCATCGGTACTGCTAACAGCCGCAACATCACCAAGGAGAAGGTGCTTGTTGTGCTGAAAGAGTACACCGGTCCTGCTGATCCTGGCGATCCCACCCAGCCTTCAACCTTTAAAATTGCCCGTGAGACTCTGGTTACCGCTCAGCGTCTGCTGCTCGACACCGGCAACTTGAACATGTTCCACCAGAGCATCGGTTCTCTGACTCTGCTGGACGACTATCGTCGTTGGCGCGACCGCGTCTTCATTGACGAAATGGCCAAAGCTGAGGCTAATGGAGCTGCATCCGATGACATCGGCGGTTACTATTTTGCAGGCGCTAAAGAGAAAGACAGTCAAAACCGTATCTCTTACACCACTGCTGAGTATGAAGCTCAGGTTCAGCAATTCTCCGTGCGTACTGACCTGCTGAACGTTGTTAAGCAGATGCGTAAGCGCAACGTACCTACCTTTGCTGACGGTCTGTATCGTTGTATTTGCGATCCCACCTTCATGATGCACCTGCGTCGTGACGATGACTTCCGTGAGATCGCTCGTTACGCCGGTAATCCTGGTCAAGGCATGTACATGGGCAACCCCATGATGCCTAACAACGCCAGCTTCTACATGGGTCCTCAGGCAGGCCAAGCCTACTTCTTGGCTGGTGAGCCTGTTATGCCTACTGGCGTTCAGTTTGAAGGTGTGAAGTTCTACGAGTCCACCAACTTCCCCAACAAGAATGTCAATACGTCTTTTGACGGCGGCAGCAGCTATGCTTCCAAGGAAGTCGCTCAGGGCTACTTCTTCGGTCCTCAGTCAATCGGTGTTGGCATCGGTGGCCCTAACGCCCAGGTGCTCATCAACAATAATGATGACTTCAGCCGCTTCATTATTCTGATTTGGCAACTGTATGCTGGTTTCGAAATTCTTAATAAGGACTTCATCACAACCGCATTTAGCTTCGTTCAAGACGACGGCACTATTTGAGCCTGACTAATTAAAACAAAACCTCAATAGGAGAGATAAATGACCTACTTGTCCGCTAAGAAAATCTATCCAGGTAACTGGACAGAGGCCTTAAACGGTTGGTACAAGAACATTGATTCCAATCAAGACGGTACTAACAATTCTTCCAAGGCAGGCCCCACCTCTGTGTTGGCTGTCCCTGGTTACCGCTACTTCCAACAGCGTGGTTATGTCAAAGTCACCGCAACTTCTGGTGATGGCGCAGTTGCCTCTGCTGATGTGATCGTTCCTTCCCCCTATCGGCAAGACGACACCCGTACCGACATCACCGGAATGGTGATCTCCGGTTCTACTGACCTGCCTGCCTACGGCTATCGCGCTACTGTCGCCATCGCTTCGGGCTGGGGAGACCGCCGCGTTGCTTCTGGTGTGTATGCAGCCACTGGAAATGTGATCTCTTTCGGTCGCGATAACGCTGGTTCACCTGTCGCCGCTTCAGGCGTTGGCGAAGGAATGATTCAAGCCAACCTTTCCTCCACTACTTCCGGAGGCCAAGCTGGTGAGATTTACTTTGCCGGTGGTTCTTCTGCCACTAGCGCAACGCCTTTCCTGACCGCTACCGGCGCTCCTGGTGTCACCGCAGGTAAGGTATACCGCGAAAACACTGCCGCTACGACCTTTAAGGTCTACGCAAAGGCATCCGGTAATGCTACTGCTACTTCCGGTGGTTTCTACATCTCTTCCGGAGATGCCACTGCTGGAACCTATGGCTACATTGTTGTTGAGCTTTGCTACATCCAACCTGATGTTGCTTCTGACTATAACGACATTGAAGCTTATCTGCCTAACAAAATTGTTAGCAGCGGCAGCTGAATAGGTTAAAATAAGACCAGTAAATTTTACTGGTCTTATGTTATACCGTCACAAAAAAACGGGAGCCACTCTAAAAGTAATTACAGAGTGGGATAATGGCGATTGGAGGATGGTCCAAGACTCTGAAGGTCGCCTTTTTACTGTTTGGCGTGAAGAGATTGAAGAGGATACACAAGCCACTAAAAAAGTAAAATCTTTACAAATTAAAGATCGTGCCAATAAGGAAACGCCTAGAGACTTTCCTCCTGATACACGGTTGAATATTAATAATGCTTCTGCTCAAATGATCGCAGATCATATTAAAGGAGTTGGAATTAAAACAGCCAAAAAGATCAAGGATCTTCAGATGTCTCTTTCGGGTGAAAGATTCTCTACCCTTGATCAGTTAAAGACAGTTAAGACAGTGGATTGGGATGCTGTGATGGCAGCTGACTTGATTCGTATCTAATGTTAGCCTCACTAATTAAGAGCTTATTTATTTTATAATAAATAAAAACGTAGATGTTGTGGCTAATTTTATACCTATAGGAGCAGTTATCGATCCTTCTAAGGATAGATTTCCCACAACAGCTCCTCATTCTCATATCGGAGTAATACCTCAGTTTGGTAAAAATAAGGGTCAAAAGATTGACCCTAAAACTGCAAGGTCTATTTTGCAGAATGTTGTCATAGGCGATAATAATACACCTCTAGTACAGCAAAATGAGAAAGGGCAATGGAGCTGGAACTATCCAATAACATCTGGATTTGGCCCTAGATCCGCACCTACTGCAGGCGCTTCTACATTCCATTCAGGAATTGATATAGGACTGGGTACGGGAACTAAACTTGGCTACAAAGGTAAAGGCTCATTTGTTCCCGGTGATCGTATCGGAACTTTATCCGTTACAGATGCTCAAGGCAGACCGTATGACGTTCAAGTTTTACATTTAGATCCATCGAAAAAGACGGACAGTTCCATGAATGACACCATGGCAACTTCGCCGATCATGGATCCGAACGCGCCCTTGTCACCAGGCCCTTATTCAGAAGTAGAACGCGAGAGAGACATTTATCAAGCTTACGCACAGGGATTTCTAGATAGCAGAGGAGGAAAAAGAAAAATAGAAAAAACGACTCGAGAGTCACTCATGGATAATCTCAAGATGCAGCTAATACAACAAGCAATTAATCCATTTGCTGGAGATGATTTTCTTAGCTCCTACGTAAATTCTTCACCTGCAATGTATCAGCAGTCTCCTGATATATTCTATTAAGTTCAAGGTTTAACCTAATATAATAAGAATATAAGAGGTCGACCAGTGCAGTTATCTACTTTTGATAAAAGCCGTGTACGTTATCATTTAGGTTACTTCACGGTGTCTGTACCAGCGGGTGATTACGCACGGCTTGAAGAGGCCATGAACACCATTCCTGACTCTTTCTTTTATCGCAAGATCATTTATCACTTAGGTCGTTGCGATACAGCTGAACGAAAGACTGAAGTTGCGACCTCTCCATCAACTCGTATTGAAAAGATCGAGGGTGATGTAGACCGGACAATTGCATCCAGCAATGCTCGTGAATCCTTG